AGTGAGGGGACTGGTTTTCCTACTACTCCAGATGGTGGAACATTTACAGTTACGTTTGCAAGTAGCGACCCGTTTATAATGAAGGTTTAACATGGCGATACAAGGACAATTTAAACAAGATGCTCCACGCTTTAATTCTATTATTAATGGCGATATGGTTGTCTGGGCTAGAGGAACGACTATCAACGCTACAAGTACGCCAGTAGCAAATAATGATGATACATACATTTGTGATAGATGGATTTTATTATCAGATGGAAACGATATTGTAGACGTAGGCAGAAGTACAGATGCTCCAGATGGTGGTAGTCAATATTCAGTTGACTTAGATGTAGAAACAATAGATAAGAAATTTGGTATAGCACAAATAATTGAAGGGGTTAATTGTCATAATTTAATCGGAGAAAGTTGTAGCTTATCTTTTAAAGCAAAAGTTGCAGGTAGTGGAAAACTGGATAACGTAAAAGCTGGAATCGTAGCTTGGAGTGGAACTCTTGATAGTGTAACAAGTGATATTGTATCTGCATGGGGGGTAGAAGATACCAATCCTACGCTTATAGCCAATGCAACCTTTGAGAATACACCAGCAAATTTATCTGTAACAACATCATGGGTAGAATATAAAATTGAAAATATTGATATTGATACAGCAAGTACAGCAAATGTAATTGTATTTATTTGGTCAGATGTAACAGATACAGATTTGGGTGATTCATTATATATTACTGATGTTCAAATAACACCAACACGAAAAGCTAGAAAGTTCGACAGACACCCAATAGAAACAACAGCAAGTGATTGTGAAAGATATTATGAGTCATCTATGGACTGGGGAACTGTTGGACAATATCAAGGTCAACAAGTCAAGATGGGAGTTGGAAGTGCATCGCATGGTACAGCAACAGGAAATTGTGGTGGCAATAGATACAATACTCGTAAACGAGCAACACCTACAGTAACACTTTATCATCAAGATGGAACAAGTGGAGCAGTCTACACGATACATAATGCAGCAAAAATAACAGGAGTTGTAGCTCAACATTTAAATAGTTATGGATATCTATTTGCAGCAAAAGCAAGTGCTTTCAATCAGAGTTATGGATATTATTATGGTTGGATAGCAGAGGCAGAATTATGAACGATATACAAGAAGTAGCATATCAATATGATGGCATGACAGATGAAAGAATAGATGAATTAATTGTTACTTATAAAAATGGTGTAATATCAGCAGTACCTATGGATGAATTAAACAGAGATTATAGGGCAGTTTTAAAATGGGTTGAAGATGGTGGAGAAATAGATGAGTAAAGTAATTATATGGACACAAAATAACGGGGCATTAGCTATAACTCACCCAGCAGAAAATTGTGGTTTAACAGTTGAAGAAATTGCCGAAAAAGATGTTCCAGATGGAAAACCCTATAGCATTATGGATAGTTCCAAATTGCCTGAGTCTAGTATTTTTAGAGATGCTTGGGTAGCCGATAATAATTGGAATATAAATGTCGATATGGAGAGAGCCAGAGAAGTTTGGCGGAATAAGATCAGATTCGCAAGGGCTTTAAAGTGGGAACAATTAGACGTTGCTTATATGAAAGCATTGGAAATAAGTGGAGATGTGTCCGAGATTGTCGAGGAAAAAATCATGTTGAGAGATTATCCTAATCAAAAATCAATATCCGAAGCCGAAACAATAGAAGAACTACAAGAAATATGGGATAATGACTTACTAGGTGATAAATAAATGGCACAAACAGTAGTAGCAACAGGAGCAACAGCAATATCGGCATCTACTTTGGTGTATTCAAGTGCCACCGCTACGATATATTCTGCTTTAATAGATCTAACTCCAATGTCGGCAGATACAGATTTAAATATCAAAATATCAAATTGCACTATAGTATCGAGTGGATTAAAAACTGTGACTATAGATTATTTTACAGGCTCTCAAGATGACCCTATGTATTTGATACCTGCACAACATAGTAATAAGGGATTTAGTATTACGATTGTAAAATCCGCAGGAACGACACCCACTGTGCCTTGGGAAATTACAACTTTTTAATCTATAGGGTAATATATCCCTATGGCAATCCAAACAGATAATTCTCCATTAATAAGACATTCTTTAACCTATTTTGTAGGGACTTTTCTGACAGAGATAGCTCCAGATGGGGTTGATTTAAGTACCACTATTGGGGATATAACCATTGCAGATATAGCAACTGCATTATCTCCAGATGGGGTTGATTATGTAAGCCTTGTCGGTAGTATCGGGGTGGGGATTAGAAGGTGTCAAATAGGACATGATGCGTCAGCTTCATTTATATCTAAAAATGAAAGCACTAATCCAAGCTCTATAAAACGGGTATTTAGATTCGGACTTACAGAAATAGACAGAACAGACAGGGTTATGAAATTCCCTACAATAAGACGTGATTATAAAAACGTAACAGTAAAACCTTTCACAATGACATTTGAAAATGCCAGCCAATTATTTAATGAGATAATAGAGGATAAGACCAAATTTAAACAACCGGGATTTATAGAATATGGATATCAGCAGAATGTAAATAGTGCAGATTTGCTTTGTATAGGACAAGGATTTTTAACAAATGCAGATTACTCAAATGCACAAGTCAGCTTAACTTTTAAGAATCAAATGGACTTATTGTCAGAGACTAGGATGTCAATAGATACCACTTCAAGACAGGGCATTTCTTTCACAGGTTCAGAATGGAATCCTGCAGATTTAACATGGCATATTTTAACTACAAATTCTCTAGCTTTACAATTTAGCTCAACTGAATCATTTACTAATCCTCAGATAAATTATGATAGTTGGAAGGATTGGTATGATACCCTTAATTCTGAAAACATAACTGTGAATGGATTCTTCCCTTTCTCTACGAATTATCAACAGGCATTAAAATCAATCGCAGAAAATACAGATTCAGCTATTTATGTAGAAGGGGATAATAGAGTCTATTTTAAAAGAAATCTTGTTGGGGTGAATAGCTTTTCTGCCACTGTAACAAATAGCGATATAGTGACTATGACTTCTAAGGGAGACGCATTTGATATGTGTAATCAATATTCTGTCCCAATGAGCTATGCTGTAACTGACCAATCTTTAGGCAAGCCACATAGCACGATAGTGTTTGATAATACTGCATCTCAAAATAGCTTCGGATTAGTCCCCCATGAACCTACGACTAAGTTGATCTGGTACACAAATTCTGCAAATGCAAACAATCTTGCTCAAAGAATCGTATACAGAAGAAGGGAACCGGAGGTGGAATTATCCATTAAAACACCCATCAAATATCTCAATCAACAGCTAGGGGATTTGTTCTATATCACACATGAAGAACTAGGATTACATGATGCACCCTATACTTTAATAGGAGAGGCTATCGATATTGAAAATCAATCTATGTCTCTTGACCTATCCGTAGGGCATGGACTTGCCGTTGCTAATATGTCAACCTTTACTTTGGGAGATGATATTTTAGGAAGATTGAATAATACAACGGGGGTATTATCATAATGGGATTTACAGATTTAACATTCACACAATCTCAAAAATTAACATCCACAATCCTTGCACAGCTTGACCAAAATTTTGACGCACTTGCAGAAGGAGACACTTCGGGTCCAAGAATTCCAAGACCTATAAAGTGGATTCAATTCTGTGGGTTTACAGATGCCAATGCAGGGGTGTATGTGAATAACGGGATAAGTTCATTTACAAGAAATGACATAGGAGATTACACGATTAATTTCACACAAGCATTTTCTAATACTAATTATGGGATGGCAATATCAACGATTTCAGGATTTGATTATTCTGATATATCAGTTAGAGAAGCCAATATATATTCCTTTACAAGTAGCTCTGCAAGTATTAGATATCATGCAGCAAACGCTGGGGCAAACGCACAAGAAGACCAGCATAGCGTGTGGTGTGTGTTCTATCAATTCTGATGGCTTGGTATGATTTAACATTTGATTTCGGCTCTACATTGACCGCTAGTAAGATGACTGGGCTACAGGAAAATTTTACAGGGCTTGCAAATGATGATTCAGGCTCACCCGCTATGAGTGGTAGGGCAAATAAAGGGGTGTTGTTTTCAGGTCAGGGAAGTATTATTGCTAGCAGGGGAATATCTTCAATAACTTATACAGCCACAGGAAGATATGCTATAACCCCTACAACTACATTTTCAGTAGGTCAGCAAACATCCGCAGCAACGCCTAGCGATAGACCTGTATTTTCAGCACTGGTAGGATTCACAAAAAA